AGTACGATCTTTCATAGGGTGATATAGTGATAACAGTTTTTGTAAACTCTGATCCGATTTTGGAACAAATAGTTTACCGTTTCTCATTATAATTCTACCTAAAGTAGCATTACCATCTTGTTCGTCCACAAATGGAGACCAATGGTTTGTTGCGTATTTAAGTTCCCTATTATAACCTTCTACTTCGTCAAAATAAAGTAAAGGTCTTTCTGATGTATGTAAAGAAGGTATTGAAAAAACAATAGGCTTGTGTCTACCGTTTAGTTCATATAATCTATCTTTGATTTCCCAACCGTCTATTTTGGTTGGAGTTTTTCTTTTTGTTTTTTCCATGATATAATATAATTAAATAGTTTAAATAAAAGTAATAGTTACCCCCGTTGATATAACGAGGGTAAGAATTACTTAGTTTTGTATTATGATTTTTTCAATAATACGAAGTTGTTAGCAGCTTGTACACATAAACATCTTTCTGATAAGAAGTTTACAGTCATGCTATCTAAGTCAGAAGTATAACTTCCACCAACAGATCCTGTAATCCAAGATTTCATTTTTCTATCATCTGCTTCAGAAGCTCTGTAACGGATGTGTAAGAATGGTCTTGAAATATTTTTCCCCATTGATTGGTCATATACTGTTGAAGTACCAGCTGGTACAATAACACCTTCTACGTCAGCTATTAATCCACGAGTAGTAGCATCGTTTAAGTATTTCCAGTCAGACTTGTAGAAATCGTAAGATCCACGTCTAAATCCAGAGAAACCTAAATTTAAAGCCATATCCTCAGAATTGTCAAATACACCGTAAGATGTACCACCAGCTCCGTAAGAATTTTGATTAGCTAACATTTTGTCAATGCTTAAAGCAGTAGATCTATCTAAGAACATCATGTTCTCTTCGATAGCTCCTTGCTTATCAAGCTCTTGTAAGATAGCATCAAACTCATCAATTCCACCACCAACGCAAGCGTTAGCAAATCCTTGATTGTTATATACTAATCCTCTTGATTCAATAGCAGCAAATAATCCTTCAGATCCAGTAAAAGTAGCAGATAATCCAGATGCAGCAACAGCTTTTTCAGCTTCAATCATTGCCATCTCTAATTTATCTTCAAATCTAATTCTAGTTTCACTTTCAGATTTTAAATACCAAAGGTACCCAGAAGCACCAGCTTCAGTAGCAACTTCAACCCATCCAATTTGTGCAGTATCAGATCCACTAATTTCATACTTACCTTTCATAATGATAGGTTTGTTATCAAATTTAGTGAATGGAGAATCTACAGATTGTTGAGACGCGTTGTCTGTTCCTTTTCCGTATTCAGAACCAAAGATGAATAGTTTTACTGCAGCAGCAGAAAATCCAGCATCATTAGCACCACCTAGTACAATACCAGCAAAATCGTAAGCAGATACTACTAAAGTAACAGTTCCAGCAGGTTTGCTTTGTACTCTTGCTTTTACAGTTAAATTCCCTTGAGAAACAACTAAAGTGTCACCTACAGAATATAACGCCCATTGTTGAGCAGCAGTTAATCCGTCACCATTTCCAACGGGATCAGCAACTAGTGTAATTGTATCGCTTGTTGCGTTTGTGTTTGCGATTGTAGCGTTATTAGATGCTACGTGAATTCTACCTTGTTCAGACCAAACTACTTGATCAGAAGCCATTGGCATTTCAGCACCAACCATTCTTAAGAAACCAGAGATAGTACGGTTACCGTATCTTTCTACTTCTTTCTCGTAAACTTCTGGTAAGAATTGCTTAGCAAAGTTAAAATCATTATCAGCAATTGACAAATAGTTATTGTCAAATGCAAGTTTGTTTGGGCGAGGTACCACATGTGATAACTCAGCGCCAGTTCCAGCTAAAGCCATAATTTTTAATTTTTAGTTTTATTAATTATTTATTTTTTTTGAAACCCCACTTAAAAGATGAACCATCTGCATCGACAGCTCTGTAAGTAGTACCTGATTTAGGTGCTTCTCCTTGAGCTTTTCTAGGATCCATACTAATGTTTTTTGTTTGAGAAATACTCTGTCTCATAGCATCAGACTTTCCTTGTTCGTAAAAATGGTTTGCAATTGCATCGGGATTCATTGCGGTGAATAAAGATTTGTGATAACCCGCAGCGTCTTCCATCTCATTGTTTTTATTAAGAAACTTCTTAACAAAATTATTGATGTTACCTTGTGTATCTTTAACCTCATTCGGGTTTTTAACATTAAACCTATACCTCTTGTCTCCGACTTTATATTCAAAACCTTTGAATTCGTCATTAAAAACTTGGTTAGTTTTATTGTTGAAAGTTTGAGTTTGCTTTTCAGCAACCTCTTGATTTTTATTATATCTGTTGAAAAAATCTACAGCCTTTTTTTGCTCAGGAGCTAACCTAGAGCCGCCTTTGATTTCTTCATAGTATTTATCTTTTAAGCTATTAAGATGATTTTTAGCGTATGCTAATTCTTCTTTTCTAGCTAATTTTTTTCTTTTAATATCTCTTTCATCTTCAGTATCTTCTTCAATAGAAAACTTATCTTCTATCAAAAAGTTTATCTCCGATGGATCTAAATGAGGTCTTGTGTTTTGATAATACTCAACTAGCAATTGATCTTCATTTAAAGCATCCACGTCTTGGTTAAGTTTAACATAGTCTTCTAAACTTCCACCAGTCTCATCTATAAAGTCTACAACTTTTTGAATGTTTTCTGGTAAAGGTTTTCCAGTTTCTTGAGCTTCAACAACTGCTTCTGCAATCTCCTCAGCTTTCTCAACAACCTCTTCTTCTGTTATTTCTTCTAAAACAGTAGGCTCTTTAGGAGCAACCTCTTCTTCAATAACAGCTACAGGTTCTTCAACCTTTACTTCTTCTTTAACTTCTTCAGCAACCTTGCCTTTTTCTGGCTTAGTTACTAATTTGTCAAAATCTATTTTATGTGTACCATCTTCTTTGACAGTAACTTCAGGTACTAGATCACCTTTTTCAGTCTCTTGAGCCTGCGGAGTTATTTCTTCCACTACCTCTTCGACTACTTTTTCTTCTTTAGCCATAATAAAATATTATAAAATTATAAAATTAATTACATAGGTCCAAACGAACCTAAGTCAAAACCACTCATATTATCATTTCCAGATGACTCAAATTTCTTTGGTGGCGCGTCGTTCTGTCTTTGGTTTATCAACTCACTTTGTTGACTAGCCTGTATTTTTGTTCTCTCGTCTTTACGATCTTCTTTGTATTGTTCTTTTCCCTTAGCATTATCAACCTCAGCATTTTTTAATTCCATGTTAAACTGAAACTCCAATGCCATTAACTCTTTCTTTAGCATTGCTTCTGTTTGCATTTTTTGATTAGCTATTTCACCTTTCATTTGCTCCATCTGTGTTTCTATTTGAAACAGTTGTTGAGCTTTTTGAACCTCAGCTTGAGCTGCAACTTGTTGAGCTTGTGCATTTGCCTGTGCTTGAGCCTGCATATTTTCTTGTTGCATCTTCTGCTCTCTTTCTTGCTTTTTCTTTCTACGTATTTTTAACAGTTGATTTGCAAGTTTTATATTTTTTAACTCTCTAAGATCAATAGCATCTTCTAGATCAATTAATCCTTGAGCTATAGCAACTTGTATGTTTTGTTCTAATATAGCTTTTTGTTCTTCATCAGGAGTAAGCTCTATGAATATTCCAAAATCATGTAAATGTAATTTAGCTATATCTTCTAGCACTCCAACATTTTGATTACCTATTTTTTGTATAAAAGCTTCTTTTGTTGGTGAAAACTCTAATATATCAGATATTCTAAGAGACAAACCTTCCGCAAGCTCTTGTGTCAAAGCTAAACCAGAATTTAATATATGTCTAGTAGCCGTGTTTGAGTTAGCAGCGGCTAGCTTTTGAACCCCAACTAACGCTCTACTATCAGGAGTGCTACCATCTCTAGCTTCGTTTAAACCAGTTACATCTCTTATCATTTGCATGTAATAGTTGTAGTTGGTTATTAAAGTTTGTATTTTTTGACCACCAGATCCTGATTGTATTTCTTGAATAGGTACTTTACCTGGGTTCATGTCTCCTTCAGAAGTAAAAGATCTACCTATTATAGATCCCGTCTGAAAGAACATATTTAACGCTTCTTGTGGATTATAATTAGTTCCATTGCCTAAATCAACCTCAGCTAAACCATCAGCGTCTAAATAAACACCGTCTGGTACCATTCTAGACATTACTTGTTGTAGTTTTAAATGAGTCAACTGTATCATGTCAGCAAAACCTGTTATACGTTTTACTAATGAATCAATTCTACCCTTATACATTCTAGGAGCATTAATAGCGTAGTTCATTTTAACTTTACTATAGTCGCTTTTAGGTCTCATCATGTTTTTAGCTAACTCCCACTTTAATAAGTAGTCTGTTCCTAAAATTAAACAACCTTCATATAAAACTTCTAATGACCTTGATATTTTACCAAAGTTACCTGTCATTTCATTTATAGGTGGATCAAATGTATCGTCTCTTAGTATTATTTTTTCTGCGCCAGTTGAAGTTTCTTTAACCTTGTAAACCTCGTTCATATAGGTTTTGTAGTTAAAATATAAAACTTGAATCTGGTTTTTATCGTCGTAATAAGAAGAGTTGTATCTATTGCTAGAGTAACTATTCTGATGTATGCTTTGACTTTGTATAGATTTTAAATCCTCATCAGTTAGATTTGGAAATTCTTTTTTAAGTTCGTTTATAGGTATTGTTTTTATTTCACCTACGTAATATATATCTTGAAAGTCTGGATCTTCTGTATAAGAATAAACTATATTAGCTGGATCCACATATTCAACTTTAACTCCTTCTGATTGTGTAAAAGTATTTTTCACGCAGCCTATACCTATTGTAGCTAGATCGTAGTTAACTCTTCTTTTTGTTAGATCATATCTGTTACCTTTAAGCAATACGTTTATAGCTTGCTCTTCAGCTAACTCTATACCTTGCTTGTAACTTAATTGCATATGAAGATCTAACTCTTCTTGACTGTCAGGTAGTTTGTCTGGAGCGTTTTCAAATAATGCAATGCCAAAAGCTTCTTGTGCAAAAGCACTTAACTCTTGTGTCTGCATGTCTCTCATTATAGATTCCATGTACTTTGTTCTCTTACTTATACCGTAAGGATCTTGAGAGTAACATTTTATATCAAATGATCTTTCTGATATACCGTTAACTACTATATCTACAAATTTAGGAACAACAGGTACTGGTTTCCAATCTAAGTTTAAGTAGCTTAAGTCACCGTTTACAGATAATTCATCTTTGTATTTTTGAATAGGTTGTTCACCTCTAGCATAAAGCCTTAGTTTATGAAACTCAGCTTGGTGCTGATTGTATCTTTGATTAGACGTAGATCCATCAAACCACTCGTACTCAATGGCCTTACCTACTTGTAATCCATACTCAGCACTTAATTTCTCTGCGTCAGGTACAACTTGACTCGGAAAATAACCTTTTACAACTGACTCAGCCATATTAATTTTCTATTAGTTTTGATTGCATACCGGATTGTCCGTATTTAGCTATGCTTAAGTTTAATTTTTCTTTTTTCATAATTGGGTTTGCTCTGTACAAATGTCTGTTACAAGCCATAACAGCTAAACCTGAACTAATAGCCGCATCAAACTTTGTACGATTATTAATGTCAAACTTTGCCCAGTCTTGCAACGTTTCGTTAAAATAACATGTTCCATATGTATTATCAGACTTCATTCCAACATGATCTTGTATATACATTTCAATAGCAGCAGCGTGTGCTTGCTTAATATCTTCACTTGAGTTTGGTATTCCACCTACTTCTTTTTCAGCAACTGATAATTTATTCCAAATTCTATCAGGCCTATTCATTGAGTAACCTCTATATCCACGTCTTCTTAAATAATATAATAAACGAGGCTTATTGTTTTCAGCTAATAATGGCATACCGTAAAAAACTAAAGCCATTAAAACATCTTCAAAGAATATCTCAGCGGTTTGTGGTCTTGCTACGTATTCTAAAAAAAATTGGTTTGGTGGACAATCT